AGTCGGTCAAAGTTTTTTTGGTAATCCGGCGCATGGAAGTAAAACAATTTACAGCCCCGACAGCAAGGTTGTAGAGATAGATATTATCAGAGGTAACGAGCGTATAGGCGCTCTGATAAACAGAGGCTCAGTTTCTAAAAATCTGGACAATAAAGATACAGCAACTCAAAACTTTTCATCTTTCAGCCGTGTTTATCCGCTCGGTGAAGAAGTCGGATACATTAACGCCGATCAGATTCTATCCCGTGTAGCTGGTGAAAACCCTTATCAGAAGATGAGCAGAATCGACAGAATGAGAATGTTGGCGAGAGAGCATCACATAGAACATGTAAGACGTTTTGTCAGAATGTTTGAATACCTATCTTGGAAATCGCTTCTCGAAGGTAAAATGCCCGCAATTATAGGGACAACTGAAACTGACCTGATTTACGATTTCAGAAGAAATTCAGGCAACACAATTTCCGTTTCTGTTCCATGGGATGACGCTGCTGCTGATATACTTGGCGACCTTGACGCCGCATGCGACACACTAAGAGAAAATGGAAAAGTTACACCTAACTTTCTTTTCCTTGCCGGTAATGTTGCAAAAGTATTTTTCACAGACACTATCATTCAGAAAATGGCAGACGTTAAAGGATTCTCTTTCATCGTTGCAGGCCCGAATAACCCGGTTCCGTCAAATCTCCAGCCGCTTGTTGACGGTGGTGCAGTAGCAAGAGGATATATTTTCACACCTCAAGGCAGACAGCTCTGGATATTCTGCTATAATGACATTTACACTGATTCAGCCGGTGTAACTCAGAAATATCTCCCTGATGGTTATGCTTTCATGGGTTATTATGGTGCACGTTGTGACAGATATTTCGGCCCTGCTGAAGTTCTGCCTCCTACCGGTGCGAAAGTGGCATGGTATAACGAAATATTCGGATTTAATATGATGGCTGCTCCTATGCCTCCGATGGTAAAAGGCGGAATTGTAAATCCTGCAATGTTCTACAACGACGCTTACCAGGCTGAAGACGGCAAAAAAATAGCAGTAAGAACTCAGACTGCTCCGATTTTTGCAACAACTCAGACCGACGCATTTGTTACCCTTAAAGACCTTATCGGAGTCAACTCATGATAACTTGGCAAGGGCAGGGCGTACTGTATCACAAAGGGCGTAAATTCAAGGCGGGAGACGTTATTCCCGCCGGGATACTCTCAGCGGATAGAGTGTCGGAGTTTGCACATGCAAAAAAGCTGAAAGTAGATAAGCCAGTTGAGTTAAAGCCAGAAATATCAGATGACAAACCGAAGCGCCAATACAACAAGCGTAAGGCGGAAGATTCTGATTTTGTCGGTGATTTGATGCAGGAAATTTCAGAGGGTGACGAATAGTGGAATCTCTCCGTAGAACATTAGAGCGTGACATGTATGACACGCTTGAATCAGAATGGAAAATGCCCGTAGAACTAACAAGTCCGGACGGTGTAACGCAAATTTATAGCGCAAATAATCCGTCTGAATTGCTCGGAGGTCAGGTTCTGTATAGTTCACGAAGAGAAAGCCCTGAAACCGGTGAGATAATAGTTGTTAATCAGCCGGTCGTTACGCTTCGAGTTTCCTCCCTTGTCAGAGTTCCAAAAGCCGGTGAAAAGTGGTATATAAAAATACCGACAGGATACGAGCCGAACGCTACAAAGCAAAGTTTTGTTTTTACTCCTGACCGATCGCCGGAAAATGGAACCGACATGGGATTTATTAAAATCTATCCTCAAAGAATTTCAAACGAGACGGTGCCAGTATCATGATGACATTCAGAACCGTAAAAACCGCAATTCAGGATTTACTTGATTCGCAAGCCGCCGGACGATTCAGAGTTATCGGCAAACAGGTCATGAGTAAATCTGCTGATGAAATTCTGAATAACGATAGACTTGTTCAGGTGTATTATTCAGACGGAAATTTTCCGAAATCATCGGGACGGATGCACGGTTCTAAAACTCATGATATAACAATTGAGATTGATTTATCAGCAAGCGCCGGAGCAACAGGGGATTTATCAATTTTAGACGACCCACTTGCAACGGCAATTCAGAAAGCCGGAGCGATTGCCGCAATCCGTGAGGCGTCAGAAATAGCAGATGAAAAAATTGATGAACTAATCGATGCTGTTTATAACATACTCATGGACGCGAGATATGAAGGCTTATTGCTTGATAAAGGCACTATCTCTTCAAGGTGGATAGACCGTATTCAAAAAGATACTTTGCTTGAACGTGGGGAGTTTGTCGTAAAAACCGCAAATATGAAATATACTTGCAGAGTGCAGGAATATGTCAGCGGTGACATCGGCAACACTCCATCTACGGTTGAGATATATTCAAATACACCGAATGACGGTGACACGGGAACAGGTGTAAACGTTCTGAACGATAATACATAAGGAGGTTAACATGACAATAACAGCGTCAAGCCTTGCAGCCGTCAACGGTGTTACAGTTCGTAATGAGCAATTCGCAGTTGAAGCGCAAGTCATACCGCAGAAAAATGTTATAATCGGGACATTTGATGAAGCGACTTATACAAGCATCACTCCGAATGTTCCAATCAGAGTTTACAGCGCTGAAGATGTCGGGGCAAAAACCGGATTCGGATTTATGCTTCACAGGCTTGCAAAATATTTATTCAAACCCGGTACAGTTGAGACATGGATTATTCCACAGCTTGAAGGCGGCTCAGACCCTGATCAGGCTACGGGTTCAGTAAATTTTGTAGCGAGTACCGGAGTCGTAGCAGGTGAAGTTGCCTTTTATGTAGCCGGTGAAAGATGCGCATTTACCACTACAGCAGGCATGACCCCGACACAGTTAGGTGATGCGTTAGAGGCGGCTATAAACGCAATCGATGATATGCCTGTAACAGCATCAAACACAGCGGGAGTGGTAACAATAGAATCAAAATCCGGCGGAGAATTTGGAAATGACATAACGCTCGCATTTTCACTTCTTGACGGTGAGGAATTGCCATCGGGCGTGTTAGCAGTAATCACCCCTATGACCGGCGGTGTTGGAACTCCCGACATTCAAGATGCGCTCGATGCACTCGGAACAGGCGACGCACAAAACGAAAAGTATTTTACAAACCTGATACATGGTTACGGTGCAGAGTCAGCAGTTCTAAACGCAATCAGCACTTACAATGGCGCAGGTAATACTTTTATCGGTAACTACAAAAAAGAAGTAGCAAGGCCATTCCGCTCACTTATCGGGGACACGACAGCCGGAAGCGCCGGACTTTCTGCCGCTCTTGCATTTGCAGCCAACAGAAGAACCGACAGAACAAATGGTATGATTTGCGCTCCGGGGTCATATAATCACCCTCAAGAAATTGCAGCTCAGGCAATGGGTGTCATGGCGGTTACAAACTCCACAAGAGCAGAAGAGGGCTATATTGACAAACCTCTTGACGGAATTTTTGTAGGTGAAATTGCAGACCGCTGGACAAATACTTATGACAATAGAGACCAAGCTGTTCAAGGTGGCGTAGGAACTACACTTGCAAAAAATGGAGTGTTGTATTTGCAGAATGTAATAACGTTTTACAGACCTGCAGATGTTGCTCCTTCGAGTAACGGTTATAGAGCAATGCGGAATATCAGCATAATTCAAAACATGCTTTATAATTACCGTTTAAATTTCGAGCGTGAAAAGTGGAAAGGAATAACAATAGTGAATGATACCGCAAATGTCAGCGACGCAACAAGCAGAGAAAAAGCACGCGACACCGACGCTGTAATAGATGATCTTGTTGCCCTTGCCGATGCGTTCGCCGGTAAAGCCTGGATTTACGAAGCATCTTACCCGAAAAAAGCGTTGTCAGTTTCACTCCGTGCCGGTCTCACAGGTTTTGACATCGTGTTCCCTGTAATCCTTTCAGGTGAAGGCGGTATTTTTAACAGCCTTATTACTTTTGACACAAGTATTGCAATCTTCAGTACAGGAGGTGCAGCATAATGAGTAATGTCGGAACAATAAGAAAAGTTGTTATTGACGGTGTGACTTATGATGTATTTAATGATGTTGATATTACATTCAATAAATCTAAATACACTATTGAGTCTATTGCCACAACTGGAAAGACTCTTCATAAGAGAACAAAAAGAGTCCAGACAATTGAGGGTCTTGTACTTGCAACAACTCCCGCAGAAATGGTTGCTCTTGCTAATAAAGCGGACGCGCTCGCTGATAAAACATTTTCTGTTGAGCTTGCAGACGGTTCTGTTTTTAAAGCAACAGGTCAAATTAATTTTGAGAATTACACATCCGCAGACGGTAAAAGTAATGTTCAACTAATTCCAACAAGGGATTGGACAGAGTTCCTTGCTTAAGCCAGTTTACATACTTATTCGTACTTCACGCCGCCCGGAGTTTTTCCGGGTGTGCATGGAGTCCGTTTTGTCTCAGACTTACAAAAATATTGTCACAATAGTTCACACAGACGACCCGCGAGACACTTATGTTCAAGGTGACATTATTATAAAAGGCAGTTGTTACGGTTCAGAGTACGGAACAGCACCCTACAATTTATATTGCAATAAATTACTTGATGCAATTCCGGAAGGTGAAGGCTGGTATCATTTTCTTGATGATGATGATATGTATGCCTCAAATGATGTAATTGA